CGCCTCCAAAGACGCTTTGCTTCAGAGGATGTCATGGTTATTAGGTTGTTAAGGTAATGATCAGGAGTTGGAAGTAATGGAGTCATGCGTACTTGATTTTCATACGAGGTCTACGTCGGTTAGTTGAGGGGTTCTCTAACTTTCCTTTGTTTGGACCTGTATGTGACGCATCTTTGCCATCACCATTGCCGTAGGTACCGAGTTTTCGGTTTAGTTTGTTGGCTTTAGTACGTATACTTTTGCCTTTTTTAGTCTTGTTATAAGCAGTTTGCTGTTTGAGACGTTTCCTACGTGCAATCGGGTTGGATTTGTAGTAACTAGACGTGCTGCCGTTTGCCATAGAGTCTGGACTGAACGATTTCTGGGTCAATAGAAGGCATAACGCTGGCTAATTTCGACAAAGCATTGCCATCCATGGCTACACCACTAATGTCATTTGTCTTTAGCCAGTCACAGGCAGCCTTAAGATCCTGTGTTGTTGCCTCACCCGACTTAATACGGGCTAAAAATTCTTTCGTAACTAAACTGTGCAGTTCGTTGAACTGATCTTCCGAAGCTTTTTTATTAGCCATCAGCAGGCTTAGCTTTTTTTGTACGCTTTTTAGGTGGTGCATCTTCTTGTAGTTCAAGAGGAGCATCGGCGCTTTGGTGGCTAAGTGCTTTTTCAGCCAGCTCACGGGAGTCAAACTCCTGCAAAACTACACCACGGATGGTATCTACAATTTTAAAGGACATAATTAGCTATTTCTAAGTACAATTTGATCTAATTTATTTTCAATGCGGATCATGTGATCTTCCATCCGCTTTGTCATGATTGATAGGTCTGCCTTTGACACATAGTCAGTAGCTACACCTAATTCAATGGCATCAATACGGCGGTCCAGTCCGCTAATACGATCGTGCACGTTATTAATTCTGTTGTGTAATCTATTATTTAGAGCTGCACCGCCTGCAATAGCAGCGATGACTAGCGTCACTGTTGCTTCGAGCATTACCAGTTAGGTACGTTATTTGTAGGTTTTGGTTTTTTGAGGGATACAATAGGTACGATGTCGTGACAAAGAACTTCGACACGACTGCCAGGTCTAAATGTAAACCCAGTCTTCATGATTTCAGTGCATTTTAGTGCACGAACAAGCTCATAATCAAGACGCATCTTCTGTTCGTGCTTTCGTGCAATGGCTTTGCAAGTCTCAATCATCCCCCCATCTAGTGGTACGGAGAAATTGAGCTGTGCACCCCAGTTATTGCTTTTGACATAGCTGTCGTATTGATACGGCACAGTGTCATTACCCATATAAAAGGGTGAGAACTGCATGGTTGTACCGTTGCAACTGTTGTTGCCACTGAAATATTGTCTAGACGGTGCTCCATTGTTTTGGAATTGCACCGCCTGGTTAGTTACGTTGCCCGTAGCCGCAGCCACGGGGTTAGATGTGTTCTGTACCTTCGGATCTTCAGCGTAAGCAGGGCTTACTGAGAGAAGACCGACAAGGATGTAGTAGTAGAGGTTTGCTGAATGGTTTCGTCGATGTCGATTGTTTCGATGATTCCTGCTGCTCTCTCCACGATTTCCAGTTGAAACTGGTCTCCAGCTGTATGAACTGAATAGGTTGTGGCAGAATCTGAGATATCTCCACTTGGTGTTACGTTTGTTCCAGACCATGATGTGTAATCACCACCATAAATCTCAGTCGAAATGGTTCGATCAATATCAACAGTGGTGGTAGTAGTTGATTGCATTGACCCCTGAGTAAAATTAGGAGTCACTTGTTGTGCTGCTACAGGACTAGCCAGCATCAACATAAGAAATAGATACTTCATTCTTCTTTCTTCTTAGTGTCAGGGTTTTTTTGATTAGCGGCTTTACTGTTTGATGTAGTAAGGCCAAAAGTAGCCAAGGCTCCAGTAAATACTGAGGCAACAAAAGTGATGTCCCCACCACTCTGCCCCTTTTTAATCATTGGCAAGTCAACGTAATTAAGAGTGATAATAAAACCACTCCAAACTACAACTCCTAACCTTACGAAGGTGCCAAGAATTTGGATCTCATCTTCAGTGTTTTCTTTGACCTTTGCTAGGAAGTTTCTTGGACCTGTTTCTTTTTTGTCAGCTTGTTCCATGCTTGCTTAAATACTGGCTTCGAGATCATTACGATGTATTTGAATAACGAAGTCGCAATTAAGGTGGCACCTACAGAAATAAAAGCTGTAGTAACCGCGGTCGTCATAATAATAGTAGAAGGCATTGGGACTTCAACGTCCGTAAATGGAACTTCTACTACCTGCGCCTCAGGTGGAAGTGGTGGAAGAGTCGGGGCAGTAGGTGTTGGTTTAACTGCCTCTTTATTAGGTGCTTTGTCAGAGTCATTTATACCCTTAATACCTGGCGGTGGCCTAAGCACGCTAGGAGGCACCACAAGGGGCTTGTAGGTGGGCAATTCTGCTCTTGGGACTGATAGCACAGGAGCAGGTAAACCAAGCCCTTCAGGAAGGTTTATAAAGGGTAATTGGGGCGGAGTAGCCCATTCCATTATTTAGCGGGGAACAATCCGTTCCGTACAAATTCAACAGCTTTGTCGTCGATATCGTTATCGGTTGTTTCAGCAAGTTTTTCTAGCATCTCCACAATCAAACCTTTAACTCGGTCTGACTGCAGGAATTGAAACAAAAGTGGGCGAATAAGAGTAATCATAATTTTTAACTAGGTTCAGTAGGCCATGTAACGCTGTTCGGCCAACCTGCAGCAGCAGGCAAATCACGTAGTGCCTGCCGGTAGGTAGCCCAAGCAGCTTTATCAACAGTTGCATCAGCAACTTGTGTCCAGTCACTGCTATTCAATTTGTCGTTACGTTCAACGCGCAGACCTGCAGCGTTAGAATCGTCTCGTTGCTTCAGTTCATCAGAAGAAAGATCAGTAATAATCCAGCTTTGTGTCCAAGCACCATCAACTACAGCAGGAGGAGCAGGTACAAGCTTTTGTGTAGCACCGTCATAAGAAGGCTTTGCACCTTCAGTGACCGTAACAACTCCAAAGCTACTTAGATCTGCTGCTGTAATAGGGATTGGAAAGGTGACATTTGGATTCTTACTTTTAATCTCACTTGCCGTGACTGGATATTTGGTAACGGTATCACCGTCAATAAAAGCAAATCTAATCATTGTAGTTTATTAAGTGTAAGATCGATATTGGGGAAATTAATGGCGTTGGTTATATCGTTAGCCGTAACAGTTGATGTTTCAGGCTGTGGTGTGATACCAGCACCAGTAAGCCTACTTGTAGTTGAGTTTGAAATGGTACTGTTGTGGTTACTTACGGTTGGATCATAGATTGATTCCCATACAAATGGTCCGTAAGTTCCTGTCAAACTTCCGTCGCTTGGTAATACTGCTAAACAAGAATGCTCTAGTGTTGCGCTTGCAGTTGCATTTAAATAAGTAGCACCAAAATGCAACATTATGTTATCTCTCTTGGTAATTTCTAAGTTTTTAACATAATAAGCACTACTATCACCAGCTGCTGTCATGGGATATCTCAGTCCCCTATGCCAAAGAATAGTTCCATCAGTATTGAATTTTAAAATGCCAATACTGTATTCATTTGCAAAGCCACTTTCGTTTTTATATCGGCTATAAGCCACATATACTTTTCCTCCAGAATCTACTCGAACCCATGGATAATCAAATTCAGGTGGGACAGTATTTCCGGTATTAACTATACTGCTGGTAAACCTTCTATCTTCACCAGCTAATGTCTCTGTTGACCAATTTACTGGTGTATAAAGCAGTTGACCTTGAGTAGCGTAATTTTGACACACAATGTGAATCAATGTTTCATCCATAGCCATCGCACTACCATCCAAGTTTCTATACTGTTGGTTGGCTTGGAAGCAAGGATATTCAGTAAATGTTTCGTCCCCTGAGTCGGTATTAAAATAACTAAAGTATTGAGTTTGTACAGTAGTAGTGTCAGTACCTGTACCATAATATAACCTTGTTCCATCTGGACTTAAACAAACTGTTTGACCAGAATATTGGCTATGTGATGACTGCTTTTGAGATGAAGCGGTTCCGTCTTTTTTCCACTTTGCTGCAAAAGTTCGGTCATTATTACCTGTTGTTGCATGACTATGATAAAGCCCCCACAACATAATGTAGTCACTATCTGCAGCTTGGAATACATCAATATAGGCAGAAGTACCTTGTGTTTGTCCAATATCTTTTTGCCAGACAATCGTGTCAGTATTCCAATCTAAACACGCTAATATTAACTTACTAGTGCTATATTGGGTTACAAAGAAAATGTATTTTGTAGCCTCATCATAAAGAAAATTACCACAAGCTCTTGAAGCGGTTTGAATATCAGCAGTACCTGGCCAATCAAACCGCATAGCCTTGATCACATCTCCATTACTGTTGTATTCAATAAATGTAGGTGACCATGCATCATTAGCGCCAGTCGTTTTATCGTAATTTGTCAGGACAATATAACCACCATCATTCTTTTGATAAAGACCATGGCCAAAATAACGGTAGTTATTAAATTGATTGTTATTGTCTGTATCTGTAATTGATGAAATAAAGAAGGTGTCATTTTTATCTGCACCTCCCATCAGCATAGTTTTACTAATTAGTTCCATATCAATCTACATAATTAGACAAGCAAGCACCGCGATAAGTCGCGCCTCCATCGTCAGTAACAAACATAAACAGTGAAGTCTTACCTACTTCAATTTGTGGGGTTTGACCACCATTGAATTTAACTGTTCCAGGCCATACAATTGAGCCGCCTGTATCCAGATCAATCTCTACAATAAATGAAGCTGCTTTGCCACTAACTGGTGGGTTGTCAAATGTAAATTGAGTCAAAGCTGTGACGGTCTTTACAAAGTAATTACCAGTCGAGATATCAATACTTGTACCACTGATTGTTTTTACATCTGCAGTGTATGAACTATTCAGTACAAATGATCCATCAAAAGTGTTTGTACCAGTGAATGTATTTGCAGTACCAACACCAGCTGTTGAGCCTGCACCTGCCAAAGCAGATACAGCGACATCTACGTCTGTACCACTGTTGTCATATGTAATTGTGTCTACCTTAAGTTTTCCGTATGCCATGATTAATTTAAAACAGTGAATTTAGAGTTTGATCCGACAATAATATTGATGCCAGAATTGATGGTAATTGGTCCCATAAATGATGAATTATGATTATTGCTAATCGTCAAATCACTTGAGATTGAATTCTTATTGATAACGTGTGGATCTTCTACAGTCCACTTACCAGTTGCTGATTTATATTTAACAACTTGATCGTTTTCAAGTGCTTCTACACCATTGATGATAGACGCGGTAGTAATTTTAAGGGTGAGGATATCGCTTATACTTTTACCTGGTGGCAAATGTACGGGTTCGTTAGTCCTAATTCGACCATAATTTGAACTACCCATATGTACGTAATCATGCATAGATGTTACAGTGTATGTAGAAGAAGTGTTATCACCAAATGTAACCTCCCATAGCATACTGTCGCCTGCAGCAATTGGGCTTACTAAATTATAAATTGCAGGATCGCTATCATTCAGATTTAAATTTACTCTGTGATCATGACTAGCTAGCTTATCCCAATCTGCTTCACCTGGAACGTTCCTTGATCCGGTAATAGCAAAAGTAATGCTATTGCTTGATGGTTTATACGCAAAGTCACTTAGACTTGTAAGAGGCATGTCTTCATCC